GAACTGGTGGATGTGCCCGTGCTGGGTGGCATCCCCCGCTGGGGATACCTCGGTGCAGCGGGCGCGGGCGGCGCAGCCCTTGCTTATCACCTGCTGTCTCAGGGCCAGCAACAAAGCGATCCGGCGGCCTACACCGCTGCGGTCCAAGCGATGAACGCCTACTAGGAATTGCCATGCCGATTCGTTTCGCCGCGCCTGGGGGTCTCGCCCCCGGCCGCAAGCCACAGCAGGTGCCGCCCCCCAGCGGCGCCATGGTTTCGCCGGACACCTTGGAAGTGCCCGGTCTGATGCAGGTCACCGGTGACAACCTGCACCTGCAGGGCACACCGGCTCGCCCCGGCGCCAGCGCCCAGGTGCAACCGCTGTCCCGCGCCGTTGATCCAAACGATCTGGAAGCTGCCGGCTCCGTGGGTGATCCCTACCAGCTGGGCACGATGGCCACCCGCGCTGAAGTGCGCACCCAGGCCCTCGACACCCCGCAGCAGATGATGCAGCGGCAGGAGCAGATGAGCTCCAACCGCACCGGCGCTCAGATGGCCACCGAGCTGCACGGCGCGCAGTCCATGGTGAGTGCGGTGGCTGCACCGCAGATGGCGCAGCAGATGCTGGGTCAACAGCGGCTGATGAACCAGCAGGTGGCGCAGGCCACCAGCCGGGACACCACCAGCGATTTCGCCAATGCCCAGGCGATGGACTTCTCCTCTCGCTACCGCCAGGGCGTGATGGATGAACGGCAACTGATGGCCATCGACAACCTCGCCGCGCGGATGGCAAGCGGCGGCAGTTCCTTTGCGATCGGAGGCTGAGCGATGTCGCGTTCACTGAATCGCCATCAGTTCGCTTACCCCGCAGGCGTCAACAGCAGCGAGCCGCGCTACGGCTACTGGAACCTGGATGACGAGGCCACCCAGGCCAAGGCGCAGGCCCTGATGCACCCGGCAGCGGTTGCCGGGTTGCAGCAGGCTGGTCGTCCCGTCACGCGCGAGCAGGCGATGCGTGATCTGCCCGCTATCGAGGCGATGGCCGCGGCTGAGCGTGGCGAGATGAGCTACGACATCGGCACGGGCGAAGGTGCCACGCCGCAGGTTGCAGCTGCTCAGGGTTGGATGGATGCCCGCAGCGGTGAACGGGCCTCGCGGCAAGAGCGCATTGCGGCAGTGCCTGATTACCAGCGCAAGGGTCAGGCCGGCTTGCGGGGCTACGCCAGCAACCCGCTGGAAGAAGCAGGCCGCAATCGCATCACCAACCAGTTCTGGGAAGCACCGTTGGGCGGCCATGTCCGCTCCGCTGCCGAGGGCCTTGGCCTGGAAGCGGATCACGCCCGCATGGCCGAACAGGGCCTGGCTGGTCTGACAGCGGTGGGTATTGGCGTGCCGGCGTTCATGGCTGCTGTCCAGCAGCTCTCCACACCGCCCGATCAGAACACCATCCCGCTGTAGGCCCGATCAGCCCTCGGCTCCCCAATCGAATGTGAAGGCGGCGAATGCCGCCCATACCCTGCGGGGAGAGACAGCAGGTGCATTGGATCGCTTAGCCGCATCACCTGAGATCGTCGAAGCGATCAGCCGTCACTTCAAAAGTGATGGCATGCCATCTCCAGCCGCTACTCACCTGGCGGCGGAGGTGGCTTCTCACCCTGATGCGATCGATACCAACGTCGCTCGCTTCCAGGATTTCCTGGCCAACTACCGCAGCAAGGGCTTCTCTGATGAAGCAGCTCAGCACCTGGCGGTCGAGGCACTGGAGAGCGGCGATGAACCCTCGCGGTCGCGGCGGTTCCAGCTGCTCCATGACGACGAGCCGTTGACATCCTCCCCGGCCTGAAGGCCGGAGATTCCCAGTCAGAGCAGGCATAGCTGCTTGCTCCCCTGTTGGGTTGACGCTTCACAGCCTGCTGCGGGCGAACCCGTCTTATGCCTGGCTCCACGTCCGTTTTGCGCCTCCACCTGTCCGGCGGCGGCGATGTTGTTCGCGGCGTTGATGTCCCTGTCGTGTTCTGCGCCGCAGTGCAGACAAGTCCACGCCCTGATGTTCAGCGGCTTCTTGCCGCCTAGTTCTCCGCAGGCTGAGCACCGCTGAGAGGTTGGCTCCCAGGTGCTGATGATGTTGACCGTGCGGCCATACATCGCAGCCTTGGATTCCAGCAGCAGGCGGAACTGACGCCAGCCTGCATCTGCGATAGAGCGGGCCAGCTTCCGGTTGCGGATCATTCCCGAGACGCGCAGATCCTCAAGCACCACCGTTTGGTTTTCACGGATGATGCGAGTGCTGAGCTTGTCGAGGAAGTCCTTACGGGTGTCAGCGATGCGGGCATGAAGCCTCGCCACTTTCACCCGCGCACGGTTGCGGCGGTTGCTGCCTTTGGTCTTGCGGCTGAGGTTGCGTTGCAGCTTGCGTAGCCGCTTGAGGGCAGTACGCAGGGGCTTGGGCGCATCCACCTTCTCGCCAGTGCTGAGCGTGGCAAAGGTTGTCAGGCCCAGGTCGATTCCCACGGTGTTGCCGTTGGGCTCCAGCTGGGGCCGATCCACCTCCACAACAAAGCTGGCGAAGTACCGACCAGCCGCATCCTTGATCAGGGTGCAGGAGGAAGGCACCGCTGGCAGCGGTCGTGACCAAACCAGAGGCAGATCGCCCACCTTGGGAAAGCGGACGCCTTGATCTGTGACGCGGAACTCCTTGCCACAGATGCGGATGCTCTGGTCGTTGCTCCGCTTCTTGAAACGCGGTGCTTTGGCCTTGCCCTTGTGCTTGCCGGTGAGTGAACCCCACCAGTTGCGGAAGGCGCGGTCCAGGTCACGCACTGACTGTTGAAGCATCGAATGGGATGCGTCGGTCAGCCACTGCCGCTCCGGTGTCCGCTTGGCGTTGGTGATGCAGGAAGCCGCCAACGCTGTGTAGCCCGGATACTTCCGTCCTTCGCCATAGAGCTTGTTGCTCAGGGCCAGGGCGTCATTCCAGACAACCCGAGCACAACCAAACGAGCGAGACAGGGCCTGCTGTTGAGCTGGGCTGGGGTAGCAGCGGTAGCGGTACCGTAGTTGCATACCCACAGCATACCCACCAGTGGATCGAACGGATTGGTTCAAGGTGCGGCTTACCGCAGAGGAATTGGCAAAGCTCAAGGCGTATGCCACCTCAAAGGGCTGGAACATGAGCCAAGCGGTTCGGGAGTGGATTCGCAGGCTGCCTACCCTTGGCAAAGAGTGAGCCGCTTCGCGGCTGGCGCTATCCCTCCCCGCCCTAAAGGACGGGGTTCCCCGCGCAAAATGATGGAGGGTCTGGGCTGATGGCTGCCAAGGGAATCAGCGCCAATGAGCGTGCCTGGCTGGACACGATCCGCCTGGCAGAAGGCACCTGGCATGGCGGCGGCGCCAAGGGCTACGGCACCATGTTCGGTGGCGGCCAGTTCGACTGGTCCAAGGGCCACCCCGATCGGGTGGTGCGCAGCGGCGGCTATGCCTCGGCCGCGGCGGGCGCCTATCAATTCATGCCCGACACCTGGAAGGGTGTCACCAAGCAGCTTGGCGTCGACAGCCGCGACTTCTCCCCCGCCGCGCAGGACCGCGCCGCGCTGCAGCTGATCCGCAATCGCGGCGTCGATCCAACCCAATCGATCAGCCGCGGCGGGCTAGCCAAGCTGGCGCCGGAGTGGGCGTCGCTGCCGACCGCTGCCGGCAAGAGCTATTACAACCAGCCGGTCAAACGGGCCGATGAGCTGACGCGCTTCTTCCAGGGCCGCGTTGGCGCTAACCCGAGCGGTGCTGGCGTCAGCGGCTCTGCCCCCAATCCAGGCAACGGCGCTGCCGCAGCCACTGGCGGTGGTGGTGCGGCAGCGGCGCTCAGCCCCGCGGGCCTGCCGACACCGCTGCTGACGCCCGCCACCCCGGCGCCGATGGGTCTGACACCCTCACCTGCTGGCGGACTGTTTCCGGCCGCGGCGGACAATCCGCTGACGCGCATCAGCAAACCCTCGGCCGGCATCCTCTCGGTGTTGGCGCAGCAGGCCGCGAACCTGGAGGGCGATTTGCCGATGTTGGCTTCAAGGCGGCAGCAGGTGCAGGCGGGCGCGCAGCGAATGGCGGGCAGCCCGCCTCGCAATTTCATGCAGCGGCTGATCGCTGTTACGCAGCTGCCTGGGGTTTGAGTGTTGGCGGCTGCTCGGGTCGCGGCTCGCTGGCCGCACCGGGCACCCGCCGGCCACCACCATCTCGGCGTTTCTGCAGCAGCGAGCCGGGCGCCCGGCGGCTCAAGGTGGCGGGCATCAGCATCTCGGCCTGCAGTTTCTCTCTGAGGCTGGCGCGGCCACTGCGCTGGAAGCCGCTGGGCACGGTGAACTTGCGCTGCAGGCAATCAGCCTGGGACATCCAGGTGCCGGTGAGCGCCTTGATCAGATGTTCAGTGGCAGCCCAGTCGTAATAGAGCATCGGCGCTTCAAAAGAGCGGGGGCCGTGATCGAGCGTCGCCTCGCAGCCGGTCAGGGTGCGGATCCAGTTGCCGATCAACTCGGCCTGCTCAAAGCTGAAGCGCGAGAGGTTGAGCCGGCCAGTGGCGTAATTCGCGCCGCGGGTGGTGAGGATGCGGCCGCGATCAGCCCACAGCGATGCAATGGCTTCTGCGCCCAGTAGCTCGAGCACCGCCGAGGACACCTGGAAGTGACGGATCGGTGTTTCGCCGGGTTGCACCGGTGCGCCCTGATCGATCGGGTACAGCAACTGGAAAGCGGTCTCGAAGTATTTGCTCGACACCCGCAGCCGCCACTGGCCAGCACGGCTGGTGTCATCACCGCCGGCAACCGGGTGGTAGCGAGGCTCCCTGGTCTCCGGCAGGAACTGCCGCAGCCGCCGCCACTGGTAGTGGATGTAGTCCATGTGGGCTTTGGGTTGATGCAACTGCAGGGAGTAACTGCGGCTGCACAGGCAGATCGAGCCACGACCCAGGCAATAGGAGAGCACCAGCCTGGTAAGGGCTGCGGTCTCACTGGGGTTGAGCCGAACACGGGGCGTGGCCATCGCTGCTGCTGATTCGCTTACACAGGCGGGAGGGTATATACCTTCGTCAGACAAGCACGGAGGGCTTGTCCTCGGTGCGATCCCAACCGATTTCGCGCAGGAGGCGCTATCCGCTTTGTGGATTGATTCAGACTTCCCAAAACTGCTCGGCGCCGAGCTTTACCGTCCTCACCCGACGTATGTTGCTGAGCTGGCCATTGAACCCGTAGTGGTTCATGACTTCAGCAAGATGCCCGGTCAGACCGTGCAGCTCGACCGTTAATTTATAGCGGTCGCTAAACTCCGTGAACTCAGGGAACCCTCCCTAAGAGCATCTCAATCGGCGTCGCCGAGAACCTCGACAAGGAAAGCCGGAAACGGCAGAAGACTTTTCTAGCCCGCGCTACATAGTGCTGCGGGCAGAGGGAATCCTGAGCCAAGCCATTCAGGAATGGATGGAAGGTGCAACGACTAGGCCATGGAGTCCAGAACGGACGGTAAAGGCCCACGAGCGCGGAGCACTTGCGATCAATCGTAAGTGAAGAGATAGTCTGAGCTGCAGCTATGGAAAAGCTGCAGAACCAGGGGATAAAGAGCCCTTGGGATAACAAGCTGTATAGCTACTGGGGCGCACCGGGTTCCAAGGAATCTCGTGAGCGCACCCCCGATCAAACGATCGGCACTGCTTCGTCCCGCAATGTGACAAAGCAGAAGGTTCTGGTCACGCTCAAAGAGTTAACGGTTAGCTCCCTCGCGGCGTAATCCGCGTTGAAAACGGGGTGAATTGCTGGAAGCCCTCCAGCCGTGTAGTCTTAAAAGACCACACCGGCCGGGTAATCAGCAGCCAAGCCGTCCAGGAATGGGCGGAAGGTTCAACGACTACCGCTGTCGACTCCGTAGGCGACCAACTGTGGACACGGCTTTTCTGACGGGATGCGCACTGGGCGATGGATGTTTGAGCCGCGACAAGCGGTGGGGCACGGTCACTCTGCATGTGCAGCGCTGCATCCGCCAGGCGCCTTACGCGGCCTGGCAGCTGGAGCGCCTCAACGAGGCCATCGGCTCCAAAGCCACGCTGAAATCCTTTGCCGACAAGGGGAAATACCCCGCGGTTCGATTTGGGGTTTCCAGCAAGGAAAAGCTCGGTCCTGTCTACGATCTCCTCTATCCCGAGGGCATCAAGCGCTTTCGCCCACAGGTCTTTCAAGGCCTAGGTGCTGAGGCACTTGCAATCTTCTGGATGGATGACGGATCCCTTGAAGTGCGCCGCCGCCAGCGCCCTCGCTCGATCAAGATCGAGCGGTCCGGCTGGTTGGCCGCAAGTCACGACGAGGAAGAAGTCAAGGTCATCGCTGACTGGATCTTTGATGTCACCGGTGCTTCTGGCTCGGTGGTTCGCCACAGAACTGGCATGCTGTATCTGAGGTGGTTCTCCAAGCAGTTTCGACTGCTGGTTGAAGCGATCTCGGATTATGTGCATCCCTGTTTGGCCTACAAAGTTGACCTCAACCGGACCGGCACTGTTGCCGAATGGTTGAGCGAGTCCCAACTTCCCGAGTGGAAAGTGGACGATAAGGCGGCACGAGTGCCCCGCACCCTAGCGACTTCAATCGTGGGTGATGATATAGTCTGAGCTATCACAATGGCAAAGTGATAGAACCAGGGGATAAAGAGCCCTTGGGATAACAACACTGACACCGGCCCTGCAGATCCCACCGAAGCGGATCAGCCCAGCACCTTCAAGGTGAGCCGTGAAAATCTGATGACCGCGCAGCGGTTGCTGATCGACACCGGCAACCTTGGTGTGTTCCACCAGTCGATCGGTTCGCTGACTCTGCTGGATGACTATCGCCGCTGGCGCGACCGCGTCTTCATCAACGAGCTCTACAAGTCCTACTCCCGCGGTAAGGCCTCCAACGAGCAAGGTGGTTACTACTTCCCTCAGGGTCTGAGCGAAGACGAGATCGCCACCCCCGGTTATGACGTCAGCGTTGCTGGCGCCAACGACAACGCCAAGTTCTCCGTCAAGGGCGATCTGCTGGCCGTTGTGAAGGACATGCGTTCACGCAATGTGCCTACGTTCCAAGACGGTTACTACCGCTGTCTTGCTGATCCCGAGTTCATGATGCACATGCGTCAAGACTCCGACTTCCGCGAAATTGCCCGTTACAGTGGCATTGGGCAAGTCAATCCGATGCAGCCGTTCCTGCAACCCAACGCCGTTAATTACCTCGGCATGGGTCCTGCATATGGCCAGGCTGGCTTCGTTGCTGGCGCCCCTTCAATGCCTGAACAACTGCGGGCCTGTGCGGCGTAAGCTGCACAGCAAACAGGGTGAATTGCGGGAATGCCGCCAACCAAGGCAAATCCGCAGCCAAGCCGGACGAGGAATCGACCGGAAGGTTCAACGACTAGGAGCCGAGACCAGACCGGTCAGTAACGCTCCCACGAGTGCCCTGCACCCTAGCGACACAATCGCGGGTGATGAGATAGTCTGACCTTGCGGGATGGCAAACCACAAGAACCGAAAGATAAAGAGCTTTCGGGATAACACAAGTGACAGGATTCCTGTTTGAAGGCGTGCGGTTCTTTGAAACCACCAACATGCCTGAGTATCACTATGACGCCGCCATCAAGGGCGCCAAGGGATACGCCAGCACCACGCCTAAATCGACCCGTGCCGCTTGCGGTATGTTCTTCGGTCCTCAGGCAGTAGGCATCGGCGTGGGCGGGAACAATGCTCAGGTTTTGATTAACTCGAACGACGATTTCTCGCGTTTCGTGATTCTGATCTGGAGCCTGTTCGCTGGCTTCGAAGTCCTGAACTACGACTTCACAACCATCGCTCATTCCTTTGTCTATCAGGTCTGATACGGAGGCCCTTATCCCCTAACCGGAGTCCTAATTCTCATGGCTGAATCTTACAAAAAAATCTACCCAGGGAACTGGGTTAGCCACATCAACGCTTGGCCTCTGCCTAACGCTGAGTTCAAGAAGAACAAGCGTCCCGCAGGCGATCCCCACGATCGTCAGCAGCAAGGTGTCCTCTATCTGCCTGGCTTCATTGCCGTGCAGAAGGTGGCCTTTGCTCGCATCGAGGGTGGCGTGGAAGCTGATGGTGTCGTGCATAGCTACGACTTGACCATCGGCTCTCCCGATACCCGCGGCGATGACAAGCCCCGCGCTGACATCAAGGGTCTGATGGTGCCCGAGGGTGCCCTGCTCTACCGCGCTGGTTTCCGCGTCTCTCCCGTCAGCGCCCAGCCTGGCTATTACAGCTCTGGCGCCAAGGATCTGACCGGCACCGACAGCTCTGGTCTGCAGGCAGCTCCCGCCTGTCAGCTGTGGCTGGAAGCTGGTGCTGTTGCCCCGGTTGGTGCTCCCACCGCCGGTGCCATCACCGCTAACGCCAGCAACACCTTGGCCCTGACCGCTCCCCCCACCGGTGAGTTCGTGGCCGATGAGGTGCTCACCAGCCTGACCGAGCCCGTGCTGACCACTGCGGAGCAAACCTTCCGCCTCTACACCGACCTCGGCAGCCTGGGCGCCAGCCTGCTGGGCGGCGTGTATGTGGTGGCTGAAGTCTGCTATCTGGTCAACGACTCGGTGGTGGATCTCGAGTCCTGCCACCTGCCCGGTGCCGCCTACTCCGGCTACACCGGCTGAAGCCAGTCGATCACCACGGTGAACATCAGGGGCCTAGCGGCCCCTTTTTTTTGTGCCGTGGTGATTGAGCTTCCTACTCTGGTTCACACCACAGGCAGCAGCAGCTGTGAGCCAAGCGATTTTTCAGGACAGGCGGACCGGTAAGCGCGTCAAGCAGCTTGGCGGCGGCGGCGGCAAAGAGGACTTCGTGCTGGTCAAGGGCTCTGATGGTGTGCCCTACTACGCCTCGCTGACGCAGCTGATGCCCTGTGATGACAAGGGCACGCCTGATTTCAAGGCGGTGTATGAGAAGCCGGAGGATCCAGAAGAGAAGATCCCTGAGCCGGTGATCGACATCGTCGAGACCCGCCTCAATGTCAACACCGCCACGGCCGAGGATCTGGCCAAGCGGGTGCCGGGCCTGGGTTACCGCACTGCCAAGAAGCTC